GTATAGTCACCGGATCAAAAAATGGATCCAATCCCTGAACCTAGCCATCTGCCAGCTGCGTTACCCCACTGAGCTTTGCCGAACATGGAACCAAGGGACTTGCCCAAGATCGCTCCAGTATCACCAAATGGAGTGGCGGGTTTCTTCTGAGTTTTCAATTGTTTCAACTGATTTGTTAATTGTAGGATTCGAGCAGCTTCAGTTTTCACCAAAGCTGCAGTGCGTTTGTTTCTTTTAGTTTTATTAGTCATTGTATTGGATACCGCATGACTAAACGGGACTGTGCATTGCATATCAACCAATATGGGTGCTCCGTGCAGTCTCTTGGCATTCTGTTTAGCACTCATGGAGTTTTGGGCAATTAAGATACGCAACCCAATTTACGACATAGCGATAAATGCCGGGTTTTAACGACTTTTCCTTGTCGTTCAGGGATGGATCTATATGGGAATAAGTGCAAACCTATTCTCAATGTCACCATCCATTAGTGTGAGCCCTGAATAATACTCTTCCAAACATAATTGTTCAGTCGGCGTTATATCAAACGCTAGCCAGAACGATAGTCGAGATTCAGGAGTCGGTGGTCGATACTGGAATTCCATGCCGAGGCCCTTGTATAGGAGAGAATCCTCCATAGTTGGGTCACGGAGTGCTTTAGCACCATCCGAATTCCGTTTGAACATTCCATAGTATTCCTGCATAACAGGGATACCCGAACTCAAACAAAGTCCACCATCTCCTACTGCTGCCATCCACATTTTCTTGATCTTCTGATTATCTAGTGGTTTTAACGCAACAGCATCCTTTCCAACGACTTTGTGGACATTACGTACCATTGTATATCCACCATCGCCATTACTGACAGGCTGGGCTTGACAGAATTCAATCTTTTCAAAGATACGTACGGGGTCTTCCGTTACCAGTGGAAAACCAGCATCCTTGAACCAAGATTGTATCTCGCTTAATTTGTACAGATCATCTTCCTCTAGTATCACAACACAGTCATCGCCGTCGTTAACGAATTCCATGTCAAATACATGGGTCAGAACATATTCCCAAAATAAGCCACACATTATTAACACATTTCCACAGCTAGTATTGCTGTCACCAGAGGCACGGTTATGTTCAGTCACATAGTGAAGGAACCCATCAGGCGTGTTCCCATACCCCTCATTACAGCGTTGCAATTTCAACAACCTCTTCAAAAAAGTGTTGCCTGGATAAAACCGCTGATATATGGAGTGTTCCCACTCCAATGCAGCATTGCTTACGTGTCTATCAAACTTGGACGCATCTAATCCGACCGCAACTGGACGCTTGAAACGACTCCATTTGGACCACAATAAATTTCCCCTGTCCAACATATTCATTCCTTTGCATACAACCACGCTCCTATAGATTGTGTTAATTCCTTTGTATATCAATTTCTCAATGGGCTTGATAAAACGCCCTGTCTCTACTAAGTAGCGATCATCCCGTGGCTGGATGAGTCGTGGTATTACAGGTTTAAGATTCGTAAACAGATATTTCTCATGTTTAACAAAACAGCGAATAATTGCACTCTTATCACTGAATCCATAAAGCCGATTCAACTCTAGAGCATTCTGATATCTAGTCCTCTTGCGACCCTGGTATGACTCGGAAAAATCCGTGGCCTTCATCGGGGTGGAATATCGAACTTGACGATTCATATGCTTTGTAAAGTTGCTCACCTTTGCCTTAAACTGCTCAACCGAGGGCCGCCAAGGCTCTTTCCACCGGTTACGTTCCTTCACCATTAGTACTCGTTCCTTAACAGCTCTCTCCATAGTATTGATTGAATTGTTATAAACACCAAAATTACCTTCACTAGAGACACCAGTGAAACAGTATGTGGATTTTGGTTTTGCTGCCCTGTTTCCATGCTTAACTACCTTTAGGGACTTGATGTCAGGAGCAAGAGAAGCCTCGCACTGAACACCAGGTAGCTGGCATAGACCCCATCAATGTGGAGCTGGGTCGGGACGCCGGGACCGCGTGCCGAACCAGTTGCCAATCCAAGGCTTGGTTCTGGAATACAGAACATCTTGCCCTTGTTGGACTCTGTTTTGAACAGCATGTGATTGTCGCAAGGCTCGTGCTTGCAACTCATACTGATCGGGAATAAAAACCCCTTCGATCGCTAATGGTAATATTTGTGCTATATGCCTCATTCTCATACCACGCTCTCTCATCCGATTGCCAAGCCAGCGCTCGGCAACCAGGCGGTTAGCCTTATTTTCAACAGTTATCCCTGGTAGGGTTACCTTACATTCTGCTACTAGATCAGATACAAAATGCATTCTTAGGCGCGGAACAGACGTAATATCTGGATTACTATCTTCCACGACTGAATCGTCCAATGCATCTATCAAATCTTGTCCTAATCGCTGTTCTAGCTCGGTGATAACTCTACCAAAGATACGGTGTTTAATCTTAAGAAAAACCCTTGTTGGGAATATGAACTCCTTAACATTATGGCACTTCCTCAAGAAGGTATGTTTTAGGTGTCCAAAGTTTTGCTCCTCTTGGTATGCTCCATACGACCTGG